CTAGATGTTACTGCGTACAAGAACGGCGTCTACCTGATGGTGAGCTGCAAATATAGCATCCTTGGTCCAACCGGCGCCGTGGATGATCCCAAGCGGAAGAATCTGGTCGCCTATTGCGAACGCTATAGCGCCGTCCCAGTCTTTGCTGGCATAGACGAGGATCGTCACGTCTACCTGATGGACCTCAGAGAGTGGACGCCGCTGGACTACATGACCAAGCGCGGGCAGGCCGAGGCGCCCGATGACAAGTCGATGGAGGAGCTGCTGAAGCGGGCCTGGGCCTGCATGGACATCATCATAGGCGAATACAAGGCCGCCGTTGACGATCCGAAGATGCGGGTGCGTTGGGCGGGCGAGCTGGTCAAGATGATAAACGTGATGACCAGGTTGCTGTGGCGGGCGGGCGCGACATCGACCGAGGACGACCTGACGACCATAATGGCACGCGCGGAGGAGGAGATGAAAAAGAAGAATGGCACTTAGAGTCGATCTTGAACGAATTGATACCATCATCAACAGCCTGATGCCAGGCGACATAGTCGAACTGCACTGGTGCGACGCATCGAAGAACCGGCGCGTCAAGCGGATAGATAACAAGGTCGTCGCCTGCTATAAGAAGCTGGTCGCACGGTTCGTACAGATGAGTTACGACACCGCCTATGGCGTCGAGCACATCCTTCTGGAGGACATGGCCGAGGGGGAGCTGGACCTGCCGACGATATGGTCCATACCTCGTCCCGTGGTTATCTACGCGCAGGTAGTCACGAATCGTCCCACGAAGGAGACAAGCAACATCGGCACCGTGTATCTCGGAGGCCGAGATTATAAGGTAGTGACAAAGGAGGGGGGAATTGGTGCTAGAAAATGAATACGTAGAGAAGCAGCCACAGGTAGGCATAAAGGACTTCGAGGAGAAGGACTGGGCAGGCATCATCGCGGTGCTGGCCTGGGCCGGCCTCCTCGTTATGATGGGCATCTGCATCCTGATGCACGACATGGATGCCCTGAAGACGGTCGCCGCCATACTGGGCGGACCCATCGGCCTGATAACTGGCTTCTACTTTAAGGGGAAGCAAATGTAATGGACCCCATCGAGGCGTTGCTGGCGATTAACGTCGCCATGCTAGTTATCACTATTGCATACGATGTAGGTCGATTATACTATGAGCGATGCAAGGTGAAAAAGATGGACAAGGTTCCAATGGCGGTCGCCAGGAAGAGGAAGGAAAAATGAAGTTCAGAATATTGAATCCGCGAACGTGGGTAGTCTGTCTCGGCTGTGGAACAATGCAGCGAGAATACGGTATACAACTAGGAATCATAAAAAAGTTCTGTCCAAACTGCGACGACTGGCAGGACCATAAGGTCCACTATTATGAGGGCGACATTATTGAGGTGACAGATTGAGCGTCATCGAGCGCCTGCGGGACGATCCCGTATTCTTTGCCAAACTCATCATGGGCTGGGTGCCATTTCTGTATCAGGAGGCCCTACTGAGAGCTGTCAATAGGCGGATAGCCGCGTGCTGGGGCCGGCAATCGGGTAAGACGACCACTATTGCCGTGAAGACCATACATTTCGTCTATACGCACGCCAACATGACGGTTCTTATCGTCTCGAAGGGCCTGCGTCAGTCGATGATTATGTTCGGCGTCATGGCCCAGATGATAATGACATCGCCCATACTCAGGCGCTCAGTTGTCCGTTATACGAGAACGCAGATAGAGTTTAAGAACGGATCAAAAATCATAGCTTTACCTTGCAGCCAAAATGGATTCAATCTTCGTGGATATACTGCCGACATGGTCATCATGGATGAGGCTGCGTTCATGCCCGAGGGCGTTATCACCAGCGTCATTTTTCCGATGCTTGCCACAAGGGAGAAGGCCGCGGGCACGGGCATCGCCATTATGATAAGCACGCCCTGGGGTCGTGAACATATCTTCTATAGGTGCTGGACTAATCCTGACTGGTTCACCCAGCATGTAAAGTCCTCTGACTGTCCGCTCATTACTGAAGGCTATCTCAAAGAAATGCGCGCATTGGTTGGCGAACTACGATTTGATACGGAATACAACGCGACATTTAGAGAGGACGCCACGGCACTGTTCACGCAAGATATGATTAGAGGCGCCATCGAGGACGAATATTATGATGCGCGGGTCTCCAAGGGCCTGCCGCAACTCATTACCGACAAGGAACTTCTGCTCTACAGCGGCAAGTTCACGGGCGAGCACGCGATGGGCATCGACATCGGCAAGCGCAGGGACTACACGGCGATAGCCATATTCAGGCGCGGCAAGCGCGTGGTGTCAAAGACCCTCTGGAGAACGCTAGGCGAAAAAGATGCCTCGACCGAAACTGAAACCATAGATTCTGCATGGATACTTGTCTACCTGAAGACGTTTCCGCTGGGGACACTATTAACGGACATGGTAAGTCACGCAATATGGCTCACGACGAAGTTCAATATCATCAGGGCCACGATAGACCAGACTCAGATAGGCGAGATGCCCACCGAGGTCATCAAGGCGAACTTCCCGCAGCTCCAGGGCATCATACTCACGGCGCAGGCCAAGCAGGACGTGATGATGAGCTTCTACTTGCAGGTTGAGGAGCGTCGCATCGGCATTCCCTTCGCCGACGAATATCGAGACATTATGGCACAGATGGCCGAACAGCAGTACGGATACAGCCAGGTGCGCCAGGCTAGGGAGACCGACACACTCAGCGAGAAGGGAGTTATGACATTTTGGCATCCAGATGGCCGGCACGACGACATTCTTTGGGCCGCGGCGCTTGCCATCTATGGCGTGGCCAAGCGGTCCGGTCGGGGAAGGCCGCCGGGGCCGATGGAGACCTAATTTATCCTCTGTCCAAATTTCCGTACCCGATATGTATCGAGCCCAGAAATTTCTGTATTGAATAATAAAAAGGGAATCTGATTTGGGCTTCTATGTTCCTGGCGGTTTCTTTAGGACCTGAATCGTAAATGGTTTTATGTGCTGCTTGGCGCCCGTCTTGTTCAGGACGAAGACGCCACGATAGGTGTCTGGCGGGACCGCATCAAAGTCTCCTGTCGCGGGTGTATAGGCGATGAAGGTGTCGGGGGACACGAATGACACGATACAATCTTTGCCGTTGATGATTATCGCATCACTTTTATCCCAGATATAGACCTTGGCCGTATAGGCAGACAGGTCGATTTTTTCAATGCGGCCCCTATAAGCCTCGCCGTAGTCGCCCTGGGTTATCTCAAACATGCTCATACATCTATCTCCGCTTTACTCCTTTTTATCTTTTCCCCTTTTTTAGCCTCTGGCAAAGGTCAATTCCTTCCTAACCAGGTCCATAATCGCCTCCTTTTCGGTCGGCGAGAGTATGATGCCCTTAGTGGCCAGCTTCAATATAATGGTCTGTGCAACTATTCTAACAACCGGTTCAATAGATTCGCAAAGTCCGAGGACATCCAATATCGTTGCGTAATAGGTGGCAACCTTGGCGACGTTGTCGGAGAGCCCGAGGATGTCGCCGACGACTTGGTGATAGACGGCGACCTTTTCAATGGAATCCACGACACCCAGAACCTCGACTATTGCCTGCTTCTGGTCGCTCCTCAATGAAGTTGCGTCCACTAAACCCAGAAGGTCGGTTGTGGTAATGCGATAGTTTGCCCTAAGCGGCGCAGAGTCCAACATTCCTAGAATGTCTAGGATGGCCTGTCTCATGGTTTTAAGTGTTGCCGACGAATCTAACATTCCTAGTTCGTCGGTTACAGCGATGCGATAATCTGCTATGTGGAGTGCAGTGTCCGACATTCCCAGAATATCTAAGATGGCCTGTCTCATAGTTTTAAGTGGTGCCGACGAATCTAACATTCCCAGAACATCGCCTATGGCGACGTGGTAGTCTGCTATGTGGGGCGCAGAGTCTAACATTCCCAGAAGTTCAGATATCGTCTGTTTCAGGTCGGCCCTCGGCTTGACGGAATCGACCATCCCAAGGGAGTCCGTAATGACCACGTAAAGCGGGAAGTTTACAGCATCCAGCATACCTAGAAGTTCGGATATTATCAGTTTTAGGTTGCTTCTCGCCGTGGCACTCTCTAACAATCCCAGAAGGTCGGTTGTGGTAACGTGATAGTTTGCCTTAAGCGGCGCAGAATCCAACATTCCCAGAATGTCTAGGACGGTCTGTCTCATGGTTTTAAGTGTTGTCGATGAATCCAACAACCCCAGAAGATCAGTTAGGACAACATGATAGCTTGTCCTAAGTGGAGCAGAATCCAATAAACCCAAAGCGTCGGCAATGGTCTTCCTGTAGGCTCCCTTTGGAGTAGGTAAAGTATCCAATATGCCTAAAAATTCAGATACCGCCTGTTTTTGGTTGCTTCTTACCATCGAGGAATCCAGAGCGCCTAAAGTATCAATAACCTGCATCTTGAAAGCTCCCTTCGGGGAGGGGACTACATCTAACATGCCAAGGATTTCAGAGATTGTCTGAGTGTGGGCAGTGACAACCGAAGTGCAGTAGATGTAGGCGACCTCGTAGTAGGCTGGGAGGCTGCTCGCCGCGTTGTAGGTGTGGTCTACGTGGGTTCCGGAGGCGGTCGTCGAGTGGTCTGTGTGCGCGCCGGTGCTGCTGAGGTCGCCGTGATTGTGAGACGGACCGTAAGAATTTGCACCTCCCATATTTACACCCGTCCCTGACCAAGTAGCCCAATTTCCATGGTTATGAGACCATGTGGCATTGCTACCTACGGCTGCATGGGTGTGCGTTCCTTGGGAATCGACTGTATGTGTGTGGTCTCCTGCGGCTTGAGGGGTATGAGTGTGTGTGAGGTTTCCGCCGGTTCCGCCAGGATTGGTTCCAGCCGTGGCTACGCCTCTGATGAATTTGCTGAAGAGGTTGGGTCTTCCGCCGTTGCCGTCGCAGAGTGCCCAGTTCGCGGGAATGTTAGCTAATAAACCCGCCCACGGGGCTATGACTCCTATTGCTAGGTTGGCTCCACCTGCACCGGCTTTGATGGGCGCAAGCTCGAAGTATGGCGGTCTCCCGTCGGCGGTGTTTATGGTATGCGAGTGCGATCCCGTGCTCGCGGCGGTGTGGGTGTGATCGCCCGCTGTTGAAGAGGGATGTGTATGCGACCCACTCGCGGTTTCACGTCCACAAGCAGAGCTTCCTCCCAACCAGCCCGCAGACCCACCGTGGTCATGGCTTCCCCCCGAGTTCGATGTATGGGTGTGGGTCGCAGATGACAGCGTATGGATGTGCGCTCCGGCGGCATCTTGGATGTGAGTGTGAGTATCCGCCCCGCCCGTGCCGCCGGGGTCAGTCGCAGCCGGGACACCTCTCAGGAACTTGGCTACTAGGGCAGCATCGAGACTAAAACCAGTGGGGATATTGGCGAGAGTTCCACTCCAAAGGGCAATAATGTTCTGAGCGAAGGTTGTCGGAGTTCCATCGGAATAGATGAAGGCGACCTGATAATAGGCAGGTCTTGTATCTGCATTCTGAAATGTGTGGGCATGTGCGCCCTGACTATCAATCGGATGGGTATGCGCTCCTCCACTAGCCCAAGTGTGATTATGGTTTCCGGTGGTGGCATCATCCGCGATTATGTCATATGGATCATGATATAGTTGTAGGACTAGTCCATGCGCATTACCGGCATGCGATCCTGTTGTAGTGGGCGTAGTATGCGTGTGCGCCCCCCCGCTTCCAGAGGTCCCACTGTGAGTATGTGCCCCGCCAGTCGCTGACTCAACGTGAAGATGGGTGTCGGAACCACCGGTCGCTCCGGGATTAGTTGAACCATCCGGGACGCCCTTCAGGAACTTTTCTAAGAGGTTGGGTCGTCCGCCATTACCATCACAGAGATTCCATCCAGCGGGGATGTTGGCTAGGGTCCCCGTCCAAATCGCTATAACTCCCGCTGGGACAGGCATTGTGAACCTCCTACTTATTCGATAGAGGCTCGTTCATCTGGTCGATGTGCCAGTGTATCCGCTTCAGCTCCCTGTAGCAGAGAAGTGGAAGCGCCTTTCCAACGTCGATGTCCAGCATCTTCGCGTAGTCCCTCGCCTCCTTCAGAATCGACTGCAATTCCTGACAGTCTTTCGTCAACTCCTCCTTTACCTGCTTCTCCTGCTGAGTCAGTTCGTGGATGCGCTCCCGTCGCTTCTCATCGCCGAGTTCGCTGAGCATCGTATCCGCCTTGAGCGCCGTGAAGGTCTTTTCAACCTCCTTCAACCGCGACTGGAGGGATATTTCATGCCACCTCTATTGTGTAGGTTTTCCCGATGAAACTCTGTGCCCGCCGCCATACCCCGCCGGGCATTACCTCTTCCAACTCACCGAGCCTCTGGCGGATAACGTCCTGCAAACTCCCCTTGAAGTGGTCCCGAACCTCGGCGTCGGTCAATCCCTTCAGGTTGCCCACCATCTCGCAGACGCGGACCTCCTCAATTTTTCCCGCAACTGTAGCATCTACAGTCAGTGTGATCATCCGACCCGTGGGGTCGAGTTCTATATTTTTGATTGTAATACTGACTTGCACCATCTTCTCATCTCCTATTCAATATTAAAAAATGGGAACCTGGTGGCGCTCAGACTATGCGCCCTGCTTCATCTGACACTTGGCCGTGACCTCAAGGCTGTCCCCAGCGGTCCAGTCGCATGACTTGGCCGTGAAGATTTTTCTGAACAGCATGACGCCCGCCGTCACCGCGTTGAAGACGCCAGCCTCGCAAACGCTCCAGGTTCCGCTGAGAGTGTCGGCGCTGCTGAACGTCGCAACTAGCTGTGCCGTGTCGTTCGTGAAGGTTGTCGTGACCCTGGTTCCCGTCGCCGTCTTGTATTTCTTGTTCGTTATGGCCTGCAAGTCCGTGTGATCTGCTGACTCCGCCGTGCTGGAATCGCCTATGCCTATGAAGTCGAATGCGGTTCCGGCAACGTCGGTTAAGATCAGCCCGGCGACTATAGCCATGCCCGTCTTAGCCATGCTGTTGCTCTTCATGCCTATGGGGTCGGTCTTGGTGTCCGTGATCCATTTGATGGTGCCGTCCTTTCGGCGGCACACCAGAATCATCTGGTCAGCCATGCCAAGTTCATCTTTCTTGACGCTTATTTTTCCTTACCTCCTGTTTTCTTTACTTGGGGAGTTCCGCAGCCCGTCGAGCATCTTTGCGCCCTTCTCGGTTATGCGGTAGACTCCCCGCGCTGGCCGTTCCAGGTAACCGAGCTTGAGCATGAGCCTGACGATGTTCTCACTTCTATATCCACTGCCTGTGATCCTTGATAGTTCGTTTGTGAGCTTCGTAAAATGAAGCGGCGCCTCCTCTACTAGGCCAAGCGCAATCTTGATGTTCTCCAATCTCTTTTCAGTGCTCGACATCGTCATCTCCTCCTGCGTGAATTGTCCCTAAAAAGCGGGACGGTACGAGTTCTAGGGGTCATGTGCATCACGCTACGGTGCATACGGCCCACGACTTTGCGATAGGACTTGTGGCGTCCTTTGGACCTTCCACGTCCTTACCGCTTTTCACGTCAAACTGGATTGAGGCGATTGCTCCCTCTATGCCCTCGCGTACGTCTTCGTAGTCATCTATCTGGATGTCCTGATAGAGACCCACTCCGACCGCCTTTCCGAAGAGCGCCATGATCATGCTGGCCGCCGTCATGTCCCTGTGCCTGTATATGGGTATGCGCCCGTACAGGTCGCCAATCGTATGCAGGTCCTCGGGAATGCCCTTCGCTGCACCGATGTAGTGCTGGTTTATGAAGTAATCCGAGATGCCTATGTCGTAACCCTCATCTGGATTGACGAGGGCTACGGTTTTGCCGCTCATGCCCACCTTTGCCAGCAAGCTCTCCATCTTGACAAGTGCCTTGTAGTGTCCGGCACCCCAGTTGGCCAGGGTGTCGGTCATAGCTGCGTTTACGTCGGTTGTGAGTTCTGAAACGACGGCCTGTAGTACGTGGCGTCCTATGGACTGCCCCGCGCACCAGAGCGCATCCTCCATCTTACCGAAGCCGCCTGCTCTCAGGTCGTTCTTCGTGAAGTTGATGTCTGCTGCGTGAAGTCCCTTGCTCTGTGAGCAGTCGAACTTCCAGGCCCAGATCGCGCCGCCCATGCTTCTAGCCTTCGTTCCCTGCACCCAATCGTAGACTATGTAGTCGTCAGGCGTTATCACCGGGACTCTCTGTATTTCTGTGTCCAGTGGTGTGACTGCGGCAATCTTCTTCCAGAGGTTCTCGTCCTCCTCGGCGCCCCTGACTACCTGATCTACGACCTTCGCCGTGATCAGAGAGTCGTCAACGCCGACGCTAGAATAGGTGTGCTTGACGAGTTTTTCGAGAGATATATCCCTGATCGTGATGGGCCTGTTGAGTTCGGTGCTCTTCAGTGTCTCGAACTGTTTGACGGCATCACCGTAAAGCAGTTCCCTGCTCAGTTTGGTGGTCATGTCGGGGTCCCCCGTGCGCCGTAGACGGAACATGGTATGATGTCGCCGTCAACCGTGGCGGCGTAGAGTGCCATAGCGAAACCCGCCTGCATGGCGTTTACCAGTGTCACTAGGACAGCCTCGTTGGCTGCTACGGTGGCGTCATCCCAGTGTTGTGCGGCGCCAGCCCCGGTAAGGCCCGGATTGGCGGCCATAAGTGCTGCATAATAGTCGGCTGAGTAGCTGACCAGCGCGTCGCCGACTGCTATGGGGTCAGTGCCGTCTACTCTAACCTTGCACTTACCCTTTGTGCAGACCTGGATGGCCTGCCCCGCGGCGTCACATGCATACAGGTTTTCCGCGTCCCTGAGCGGCCCCACGACTATGCCAATGACCTTTGCATCACTTGCCGTTCCTGTCGGTCCCGCCCTGGCGATATACTCGCCGGAGCCTGCGGCCACTGCGGCCACCGGGGACCAGAGTAATATGTTGGCCTCTTCTGCCAGGTATGTCTCGACAACACCTTCACCTGGCACTAATAGTCCAGTTGTGACGTGCTTTAGGTAGTGTGTTGCCAAACCTAATCACGTCCTCCATTTACGTTGCCGTTGTTACCCACCACTTGTCGGTGCTCGCGCACACGGTTTTCTTCAACGACGGCAGGCAGGTGGTGCATAGGCGTCCCTTCTCCTACCATCATTCCCTCGTAAAGGGATGAAGTGTGATTCATTCCAAGTCCTCCTTGGCCCAGATGTGGAACCGCTCCTTGTATCGCTCCCTGCGGTCTATCGAGTGCTGGAGTTTCCTGGCTATCCTCGGGTCGAGTGCGGCAGCCAACGGGATTGTGGCCTCGGCAAGTTCCTCGGGCACCGGGAGCCCCAGGGCCACGAAGCCCGCGCGAAGTTTCGCCTTGGCGTCTGGGACAGCCGCCGGCGGGAGGAGCATCGCCATCTCCGTCGTCGCCGCCCTCAGTAGGGTCTCGTCGTACTTGTCCTCGGCGGTCTTCATCTGCAACTTGCGCTCCCCGTCGCCCACGAACGCGAAGGCGGCATCTGGAAGCGTCTCGACCTCGTGCCCGTATTTCTTCATTGCGGCCTTGACCTTCGCCTTCATCGCGGCCCACTTGTCGTCGCTGTAGTCGCCCTGGTTATCGTCCTGATTGATGTAGGCCCAGGCGGCCATGACGTGCTCGGCGTCGATGGGATACTTCCAGTTCTCCGTGTCCGCGAACTCGTCGTCCGGAACGTTCTCGTATTCCTTGGGCTTCTTGGGCTTGGCCATTGCCTGGAGTCCGGCTAGGGTTATGGTTCCCGAATTAATCTGGCTGGTAGTCACCGTAATTCCTGGTAACGCATTGAATCTGATAGTTAGCGCGGCAACTGTCTCCTTGAGGCTGGCAATCTCGGTCGCCATCGCCTTCACACTTGAAAGCGGGTCGCCGAGAACGTATCCCTTACTCAAGTGACTCTTGGTACAGAACGCAAGACCCACGCACTTTGTGCCCTTGACGGTCTGCGTGCCGTCTGTATTCAGCGGAACGGGTTTGTCGAACCATTCGATACTGCACCCGGCAATCTCGCCGTCATCATATAGTTTGTTAAGTTGCGGGTCCTCGACGTAACAGAGTCCCTCCATGCGGGCGTCCTCGACCTCGGCATCCAGGACGACGTTCTGGCCGACCAGGTCGTACTTTTCGTGGTCGATGTTCACGGGCGCGCCTATCAGCGATGCGGCGCAGCGGTTCTTCTGCGCGTCGTCAAAGACCTTGCCGTCCGCCGCCTTCGGCGACTCAAGCGTCGAGAATAGATACAGGCGCCCGGTGGCCCAGTCGGGCACCTTCAGCTCGGGCACCCACTTGAAGCTCTTGAACTTCACACAGGGCGCGAGTCCACACGGCGAGACTATACCATCTTGCCACAGGAAGCTCTCGATGTGAACGATCTTGGAGTTCATCTTTGAGGCCCCCATCGCTATGAGGTCATCTATCCTCTGGCCCACGGCGTCTATCTTCATCCAGAGCGAACGAAGATCGTCCTCCAACCAGCCGAGTCGTTCGTCAACGGTTGCGTCGCCGCTGAACGGTGCCTCCTTGTGCTTTTCCTTCTTGGCGTCCCGCCATGCACTATAGCACATGGCGACAACCTGGTCCTGTTCCCTATCTGGGTCCGCCTCCTTTACGGCGCTGATGCACCGACTTATGAAGGCGTCCTGCTTCTCGTCCTTACCCGGCGATGGTATCGGCATTACGCCTCAACCTCCGGTTTTTTGTTTGGGTTCATACCATTACCTTGTCCGTATATTGACTTTAAATTCTTCTCTTCTCCTTCTATCAAGATTACACCGCCCTCGCTGACGTTCTTGCGTGCCTCTAACGCGCTGAGAATGCCAGCCTTGACCATCTCGGTGAGTGCCATTGCATCATAAGATGGCTTCGTCACCGGTCCCCAATGCATTCGTACCTGGGCCTCTGTGGCCTTATCCCTGGTCCAGTCCAGTTGCGTCATCAGAACAGGTATGAAAACTTCGTGCTCCATACCGCGCTTGTAGGACCGCTGGAACGCCGAGACCTTGCGCATCTCGATGGCCTCGGCGGTCCTGCTCGACGCCTCGGTGAATCCCTCCTTGCTGATGAGCTTCACGGATGGCGTCTGGGTCGTGACCAGTTCCTTGTCAACAAAATGCTCGATAAACGGGTCCAGTCGGCTCCTCGGGTCAGTTGACAACCGGTGCGGGAAGAACTTGCGCTCATCGGGCGTACCTTTATACCAGACGACTAAATCGTCTACCCAGGTGCCGGCCTTGAGTTTGTTGCTGAGTTCTGTTGCCTCTTCCTCCGTGAAGTTGCCCAGCTCCATTGCGAACTTTGGTGAATACCTAGTAAGCGCGGTGCGCATCATGTCCTCGATCTCCTCGTTTATCTCGGCGAGGCTTGGCCGATATGCGGTTCCCCACGAATCATCCGCCTTCTTGTAACTGTAACCAACGCCCTGACGAACGTAGGGCTCCAGCAGGCCGCGCCCGAGGATTCCCGTGTCGATGGGGTTCTGCCGGATGTGGTAAAACTGGTTCACCTCGGCGCCCTTGATATCGACCGAAATTTCGCCCTTGAATCTCTGCTCCAGCGCCGTGACCTTACCCAGTCGGTCGGCCCTCAGCTTGGTGATGCTGTATATCGGGACGCGCAGCAGGTCCTCCAGTTTGGCGGGTGTCTTTCTCCAGAGCAATCCGTTGCCAGTTATATAGACATCCCTGGCGGTTTCGGTGTTTAGTTCATCGAGATTGACATTCTCGCAGAAGTCATTAACAGTATCCAGGGCTTCCTCAAAGCCCGCCGCGCAGGTTGTATGAAAGCCCATGCCGACGCTGACATCGACTAGCTCGTCGATGGCGCACTTGATCCTGGACTCCGCCAGATAGCGGTCTATCATCTCCTCGTAGGTCGGTGTTATCCTCTTGGTCTGCCTGGTGTATGCGGTCGAAATGATGCCGACTGTCTTTTGTTTCTTTGTAGAATCTATAGAAGGTTGACCCTTCCACCAACGGGAGATGGGATTGTTCACTCTATGGCCACCAATGACCTCAGTTGTTCAGCCTTCATCTCGCCCTCAGAGGGCATCACGACGTACATCCAGAACGGCTTGCCCAGTTTGGTCTTTCCTTTACCCTTGTTCGCCACGGCGAATGTCTTACCGTCGATTGGCAATAGTTTGGAGAACCCACTCCACAACGAGGAGTGCTGCGTCAGGTTCGCCCTGTATTTCTTGCCGACCTCGACATACTCTTCCTTCCTGGTCTCCTTTCTGGGGAGTCTAGGTATCGCCGCGCCCTCGGGATTAAGTTCCAGAATCTCGAAGACCTGGTGCTTTTCACCCTTGGGTTTACCTTCCATGTCCTTGCCCATGACATCAGCCGGCTCGCCGACGGCCTTGACAAGGTAACAATAAAAGGTCTCTTCCTTACCGCGCTTCTCAGGCGGTAGGAACTGCAAGAAGGGCAGTCCCAAAACAGGTTTAAAAGCCTTCATCGCATCGGGGTCTAATCTATGACTCATAACACATCGAGTAATAGCACTACCTTAGGTGGTATTTAAGTATATTGTTAAAAATACGCCATAAAATTTAAATGTTCAGTTTATTATTCAATACAGAAAAAAGTGTACCCGATAGATATCGGGTACGGAAATTTAGGTATTGAATAAATCAGGAAAGAGTTTTGGCCCTGCGCAGGCACTCCTCTAACTCTTCCTTCGTCATGTGCCTCACCTGTCCGAATGCCGTGACGATACAGGCCAAGACCAGGTCCCGGCTCACTGAACCAAGCGTCCGACTCTGGCGCATCATGGTCTCGTTGGACTTGAGCCGCCGCGCGGCCTCTGTCTCCAGCGCAGTTATGACCGCGTCGGGCAACGTCCATGCTTTGCGTGGCATCTTAACTCACTCCATGAGTATGCGATTGTATCTGGTTGACCGTTAGATATCCAGTCGCTACAATCGTATCGGCACTATCCTTCTTTGCCGTGAGTGTCATGGCCTGGCCGTTAAGGTTGAGGGCAACAAGGACACGCGTTGTAAAGCCTGACAAGTCGCCACTCATATATACAGTCCAGGAAGCTATCACTGCGCCACCCTTATTGACACGCACTTGGATGTTGCCATATCCACTAGACCATGCAACCGTCACAACAAGTTCGGCCAATGTCGTCGGATTAGAAGGGCTACTACAAGTGCCTGAGCAAAGTGTCACGTAGCCGGCATTGGTAATGTTCTGACTACTACCACTTAGATTAAGAGATTCTGTATATGGTATTCCTCCCTGTCCGGTAGTTCTGTCAAGAACCACCGCGCCCGGAAGGGTGCCAGTTGTTATGTCATTTGCCACCAGCGTTCCTCTAACGGTGAAGGTGCCGGCAGACTTATCCCACTTTAATCCTTTGTTGCCTGCGTAGTTTCCTATAATGACATCGCCGACATCCACGCCACCAACCAGCGCCTTGAACACGTCGGCAGCGGCATCATCTATAATTCGGATGGCGGTGTTTGCGTCAGGAAAGATGAGAACCCTCGCCCCCGATGCGGCAGATTGATACGTTCCACCAGTTCCAGCGACCTTGGTTGTTGGGTCGTAGCCCGATGAGAACTCCGTGGTTCCAGCGATCTTGATGTTGTCGGCATCTATCTTTATGCCTTCGGGCGATGCATTGATGGTGGCGACAATCTGACTCACCGTTCCGATGCTTGTCAGGGGCACAAAGCTAAGTTTGGCAAGTGTGACGGAGCCGGTGTAGATGTCTCCGCCGTCTATGAGTGTCAAATCACCTGAGTGTCTCCAGGCTTCTATGGCGGTCTTAATATCGCTTGACCCAAACAGTCGTGCAAGCGCATCGCTGCCCAGCTTACTAACCACGACGGTATTCGAATAAATGTCCCCGCCGTCAATCAGGGTCAGGTCGGCGCCATGTCGCCACGCTTCTATTGCCGTCTTGACCGCGCCCGACGCGAACATCCGAGCGAGCGCGGTATCGCCCATTTTACCGATTGCGACGGCCCCAGCGCGTATATTGGCTTCACCGACCTCACCAAGGCCCAGGCCACTTCCGCCACCGAGCGCCACGGACGTGCTTTGAATCCTGGCCTGTCCGCCGCCAACATTGCGAACCTTGTCGAACAGCACGCCCATCAGGTAGGCAATTTCCTGGGGTTCGTCATTCAATACAAGCTCCGTCACCCAGTATGTTTCGCGGACCCGGTGCTTCACCTCGATTGTCCTGAACCAGCCGTCAATGCCGTCAACGCTGGATACCAGGTGTTGCAGATATCCGGGCTGAAACCGGCTGTCCCCGGCAACGCGCAGGTCGTTGATGGTCTTCACCGGGTCCTTGTATAACTGAACGATGCCGGTCGCGCACTTGAGGCATTCCATATCGCTCCTCAGCGCATCGTCAACTGCCGGCTCGGCCATCCGTATACCGTAGAGTCCCTGGCTCGTCGTACTCTCGTATTCGCCCTCGAAGCGGCGACCGCTGAAGTGAAGGCCGTCCACGTAGACGCCGGTAATTGGCGCGCCGTAATCGGCGGCCCGTATCCAGAGTTCGACCTTGTCTATCTTCGCCCAGTTGAAGCCGCTTTCCCCCGACCAGGGCGACCATTCCTTAGAGTTTTTAATGCCGGTATTAACGATTATTGAACACCACTCATCATATGTAGCAGCCATAGGTCTCTCTTGGTGTTTGCCAGCGTCGTCTATCAACACGACCGATATGGCGGACCTGGCCGTCTCGTTGAGTTTTATATATAACGCCACCTTACCATATCGGCGCAGCGGGGGATAGAAACAGTCAGGCTCAT